TTCGTTTGCGCCGGTCTCTATAAACCGAGCAGATACTGCCAGTTTTATAGAGTGACTCATCCACTCGGATTGAATCCCAATGGATGAGGTAAACCCCCTCAGTAAGGCTTCTGCTACCTCGGGGGGGATCGCATCAGTAGCCTCTTCGAGGTCTGATGAGAGGACCAAGCCGTCTGAGATAGGCTTGACCTTCGAGATCAGGTTAAGGTATAACCACGCCTGATCTGCCCGCTCAAGCCCAGCTTCTGCGCTTGGGTGGAACCGCAGCCACTCCCTAAGGCAGTGACCTGCGGGTTGCGTTAACACAACTACCCACCAGGGAGTTGTGGTAACGATACGGGCCTTACCTCCGGGTTCCGGAATGGCAATGGACCGTGCGGGCACGGTGCGGAGTAACTCCCCATCGTGTCCGATATATCCTTGCTGTACAGCCGTATAAACAGCCGCAGCAAAGATTTGTCGACCGAGGGCCTCATCGAGGCCCCCATAGACGTTGAATCGGATGAACTCTAACGAGACGCTCCGATCAAAGTCGATCTCACCCATCACATCAGTGATCGGTAATGGTCGTTCCCGGCACCAACACTGGAAGCGTTGGTACCCGGACCTTTCTCTCAGGGTAACCCCGAAAGGAAGTCTGAGAATACCGTCCTTAAGGCACTTTGTTCTCAGTAGACTGATACCCTCTTTGAGGATCTCAGTTCTCCGACCACCGTCTTTGACGGTGGTGGATAGCGACCCAGATCCGCTTAGCGAGATATGGGCCGTAAAGTCAGGGAGAGGCTTAGCCAATCTCATGACTTTTTGTCCTACTTGGGACGCAGTCCCTCGTATGACATCGAGTTCGGCCTCGTCTAAGACGAAAGCCTCCCTCGTAGTTGCGCGGAACTTTGAAAGTGCCTTCGCAACTTTTCTCTTCCCTCCGGCTACAAGCTGTCGGGTTGAGACCAAGTGGGCTACCGCTTCAGCGTCCCGCTTGTTACCCAAGCCGTCCCGTATTATACGGTCTATCTTGGGATATGAGAAGAGGAAGCCAAACTGGTTTCCCCTCCTCAATTTAGGAGGTTCCTCGGTTAAACCTCGGGACATCCTAATCCAACAGACGTTTGTGAATTCTTTCCAATCGTCTGTTACAGAATCGGCACCATAGGTGCCGGTTTTGATGATACTCCGGAGCAGATGATTCTGCGTCCGTCCGTTTTCTTCTAAGAAGAAATCAGTATCAAAGAGGAGAAGAGAGTCAATAATGCCTCTAATCTCTTCCTCGAGTCTCACGATTTCCCCTAAGGGGCGTGAGGCAAGTATCTTCGCTGACCTCGGGCTTAGCCCGAGGTCCGAAGAAAGGGCACGGGACAGAGCATCCCGTCCTTCTTCGGTCAGGAATCTCCCGCTTAGCGGGACCTTCCCGATCCTACGGCCTCCTCTGCACTTCAGTGCGAGAAGAGTGGCCGACCGGCCCGGTAACTTAAAGTCACCGTTCCGGAATGTCAAAGGCAGTAACTGCCTTTGACAGAATGGACGGCTTCCTGCAGGGACCCTA